TTGGTGATCTTGTTGATTCTAAGGGTGAAATAATTGATTATTTTAAATATGTTTACCCTGCAGAAATTCCAATTGAAAAAGTTAAAAATTGGAATCAACTACAAAAAATGCTTCCTAATCTTATTAATGATTACCCCAATAATATGCATCAGGTTGTGTGTTGGTGGATTAAATATAAAAGAGATTTTTCTTTTAAAGTTATGAGGGATGTTTATGAACAAAAATGATGTAACAATTATTATCCCAACATCTGTATTGCCAACTCATCCAGATACCAGCATAATAGATGAAACAATATCTTCAATTAGATCACATTTTCCTAATAATGAAATTATTTTACAGATGGATGGTCTTCGTGAAGAAAGACTTGAACGCAAAGATGCATATGATGAATATAAAAATAGAGTTCTTTGGAAATGTATGCATGAATGGAAAAATGTTTTACCAATAATTTTTGATCAATATAGTCATCAAACAACAATGATGAAAAAAACAATTGATATTATCAATACTGCAGTAATGCTTTATGTTGAAGGGGATGCTCCAATAACTCCAGATTTTGAAATTGATTGGCAAAAATGTTTAGACATGCTTGAGTATAATAAGGCTAATACTGTTCGTTTTCACTTTGAAGCATTTATTCCTCATGAGCATAGTTACTTAATGTTTGGTCTTGAAGATGGTTTTATGAAAACTACACAGTGGAGTCAACGTCCTCATCTAAGTACCGTAAAATATTATCGTGATGTTGTCCTTCCATTTTCTGAAGAAAAAACTTTTATTGAAGATAGGTTTCATGGTAAGGTTCAAGATGATGGTTGGGATGCCCATAAACTTTGGATCTATCATCCAGATGGGAACATTAAACGCTCTTACCACTTAGATGGCCGTCAAGGTACACAAAAATTTACGGTAGATGATGAAGCCTGGGGCTATACAGAATGAGACTAGGAATCATTGCAAGATCGGATAATACTGGTCTAGGTAATCAAACAAGAAACCTTGTTAACATGCTTAAGCCAGATAGGATTTTATTGATTGACTCAACCCCATTTAACGAAAACAAACAACATCCTGAGTGGTATTCTGGCTATGACTGCATAACTACAAGTCAGGGTTTTGCTACTAGGGAAGAGATTGTTCGTTTCCTTGATAGCCTTGATGTTGTATTAACCTGTGAGTCTTTTTATAGCAGCATGTTTCTTAGCCTTGCCCATAAAAGAAATGTAAAGACAATTTTGCAGTATAACTATGAATTTTTAGATTTAGTGGTTGATCCAAACCAAAGAATGCCAAGTATCCTTTTATCTCCAAGTGTTTGGAATATTGAACAGGTAGAAAAGGTATTGAGTGATTTAACTAAGGTAGTTTATCTTCCTCCTCCTATTGATCCCGTTGCATTTTCATCACAAAGAGAAATGAATATGTCTAAAACACATAATAGGATTCTTCATGTTGCTGGTAAATTTGCTTCTAAAGATAGGAACGGGACTAGCACGGTCATTGATATGCTTAAATATTCAAGTGCCGATTATGAGTTAGTAATAAAAAGCCAGACTCCTATTGAGACTGACTGCAATGATTCTAGATTGACTATTGATGTTTCAAATACCGAAAACTATGCAGACTTATACTCTGGCTATGATGCTATGGTTCTTCCTAGACGATATGCTGGTCTATGCCTACCTATGAATGAGGCTCTTATGAGTGCCCTGCCAGTTTTTATGACTGACATATCCCCAAATAATTTTATACTTCCACCAGAGTGGTTAATAGAATCAGAAAAGATTGATAGGCTTTTAACTAGAATGACTCTTGATGTTTACGGAGCTGATCCCAAGAAACTTGCAATTTGTATTGATAATTATGTCAATAATATAAATAAAGACAAAGAAAAGAAAAAAGCATACGATATAGGCATGCAAAATTTTTATGTTGATACCCTTAAAAATAAATACTTAAGTGTTATCAATGATGTAGTCAGTTGAAAACTTACGTTTTAGGTCAATAAGATTAACAAAAGTTGCTTTGTCATCGTGTATAAATTGAATTTGAGTATCAAGTAAAGTTATTTTGTAGTCAGTAAATTTTAATATATAATATGAAAACCAAAGATCATCAATAATATAATATTCTTCTGGGCAATCAAAAAGTTTATCGCCTAAAAATATCTTAGATGAACAGACTAAACCACCAGTTCCAGCATAGTTCCCTATCTCTCTTGGTCTTAGTCTAACTTTTTTCCAATAGTCTCTCTCAAATTTATGAGCATAAAAAGATTTAACATATTTTTCATCATATTGAGTATGACAATCTTGAATAAATGAGTTTGGCAAAACTTCATCATCATCAACAAAGATTATTTTTTCATATCCTTGTTTAGCCAAGTCTCTTGCAAGATAAAACCTTGCAAATTGTTTATATTTGTTCTCATAGTTTTTTATAAAAACATTTACTGCAAGGTTTTTGCCATATTTTTGAAAATACCCAGTTAACTTAAGGTCTTGGTTAACTGCATTATTTACAATATAAAAATCAAAATCTTTGTTATGTTGTAGTTGTATTTTTTGTAATAATTTGGGCATGTTTGTAAGTCTAATGTAAGTGCACATAATTAATGCAGTATTAGACTTTGGTTTAATTTGATCTTGATATATATATGTCATAGGATAAAAGAAAGAGAGGGATAGGCCAGATAGACATATCCCTCCCTAAAGAATTACTTCTTTGGTGCAGCTTTCTTTGCTGCTGGCTTCTTAGCAGGAGCCTTCTTTACTGCAACATTCTTTACTGCTACCTCAATAGCAGATGCGCTTGGAAGAATTCCAAAAGCCTTGTCATTAGGATTAATTGCTCTCAATGCCACGGGCGCTAACGCTGCCAATAGTGAGTATGCAAGTGTCTTAGGGTCTGTAACCCCTGACATGTATAGTGCAAGGCCAGCGCCGAGAACTGATCGTCCGTATGATGCTAGTAGTGCTTTAATTTGTTCGTTCATATTTTCCTCCTAGGATATTGTTTTAGTTATAACTGTAAAGCCAATCCATAGACCAATAATTCCTGCGACTCCCGCAAAAACTGGTGGTGCTGGTACTGGCAATTTGAATGCTGCAAATACTACGCCACATCCAAAACCTGTAATTATTGACATTATAATGTCTTTCATTTTATCTCTTCTTTTGGCAACAATGTCTTTAACTTTTCATACTCTTCTGTTATTTTTTTCATTGAGTAGTAGTTTGGTGCCATTGACGAAAGATCCCCATACTCTTTAAAGTAATTAATTTCTGGTGCTGTTTCATTAATAAAACTATTTAGTCCAACCTGAACATCTTCAATGTATTGGTAAGCCCAGTCACGAGAATCAGATAGAAACTTAATAAAGTTTTCCTTGTGTACGCTTTCATCAGACTTAAGTTTAGACTCTTCAATATCATTAATTAGTTTTTCAAGAAGCATCATATCAACGAATAACTTATGATATTGTGTACGAATTTTATTAAAATTATAAAATAAAGTTACATATGCAACACTAATAGAGAACAAACAAGTTGATATAATAATTAGAGACATGCTCATAGAGTAATCAACTCCCCACACACATAACACCCTCTATATGATTTGCCAGTAAAAGGACAAGAAACTGACTCTTGAAGAGTATGTCCATTTCTATAACATTTAATTCTTCCAATTAAAAGTCTAGCAATATTCTTTATCATTTTAATACCTCTCTAGTTACTAAAACAATTGCACCATTTTCTTCTAATGCATTTTTAAGTTTTGATACATACTGAATTGCTTCTATCTTTTCATCATGGACCATATGAATAAAATCTTTTTCGTTTAACTTAATAGTTAAAAAATTATCATTATCAATAATACTAACACCAAAGTTTTTAGGTGTAGTAATCAAATGAACGGCTTTACGCATTTCTTCTGTATACAATTTATTCAGTAAACCTTTCATACCCAAAATTATCAAATTCCCATTTCCACTCATCTGTTATTTTATTTATATGTTCAACAGAAAATACATCAAGAAAATTTTTAAACTTAGGAATATTTACATCTTCAAGAACTAATCTGACCTTTGGAATTTGGTGGCTTTCTAGGATCTCGTTTATTTGTTCTTCAACACCATCTTCATAAATAATAACATCATTAATGAACAACATATTATCATATAGGTATAGTTCTTTTGTACTTTTTAAAAATTGAGAAGAATAAAAATAATCATTAAGTTCTTGATCTTTTTCTTCATCAGAAAGATTTTCCCAATTAATACCTTTTAAAACAAACTTATTAAAAAAATCAACAAAAACTGTATGATAGGGGTTTCTAACAACTATGTATGTTTTAATATCTTTTAAGTCTATCTTTTTTGATATCTCAACGATTGGCATGTGCTCTTTAAAACCTTCACAGTTTTTTGCAGTAAATTCACAATTTGGAAAGTTTACTTTTGTTATTATTGAATTAAGCGGTACAACATGTGCCAATACAGATTCAATATAATCTGCATTAACTGCGTAATTTTTTAATAGTAAAAAATTTTTTTCTTTTGAATAAATCATTTTTTCCTCTATTCCTTGTTTTCACAGTGGTCAAAAATTTCTTCTAAAGAAGTAAATCCAACATCTTCATTAATATCAAGTGATTTTAATAGGATATTCCAAGTTTCTTCAATATATTTTTTAGCAATTTCTGTTGGTGTTACCAATTCAGAATCAACTAAAAACGCAAGAGGTAGTCCTAAATCATTGTAATAAATAAAATCTTCAAAAGTTTTTTCTTCTTTATGATTTATCCATAACTCAGCAAGAATAGAGCATGCATTTTCAAATGATGTTAGTTCACTTCCGTCGTCAGAGATTGCCATATCTCACCCCATTTTTCTTTGCTCTTGTGTTTATTAAACTCTCGTGAAATTTCTCCACCTTCTAAGTATACACCACCCCAAACCCCCCACTCTTTGCCAGATACGCCATTAGCAAAGCAGGTTTTTGCAACGGGGCACGAAGCACAAAAATTATCTATATTAGATCTTAGTTCAATGTCATCTTCATATTTATCAAAATATAAATTTGTATCTAATCCAAGACACTTACCCTGATCTTTCCATAAATGCTGTTTCAAGGATTACTCCTTATACTTATTTGGAATATCCCAGCCATTGTGATCAACTGTATAAACTTTATGTAAATACCACTCACCATTAATTCTGATTCCTACAGGAGATGTGCGAGCAATGTCTGATCTTTTAATATCAATTACATTCCATCCATCCCAAAGAAGATTACGGTTCTTCTTAACTATTGATTCCATAACCTCTAATTTGCTTACAATCATTTTATACCTCAGTATCTATAAATTCCGACTTCAACATTTTTGAGTTCGGCTAATGCTACTAACTTTGAGACTGTTTCTTTTGGTTTACTCAAGAATGCCAAATAGTTTACATGCTCTAAATTTTCTTCAATATAGGATGCAGGTACTTTAAAGAACTTAATCTTTTTACCCCTAGCTTTCATTCCTCTTTCAGATAGGTTTGAAAACTCTGACACCATTGAATTAATTCTTGCTGGACCAGCGGAATAGATTAGCAGTTCTTTGTCTTCATCTTGCATTGCAGACATTGCAACGCCCATGGCACGAAGAAAAACTTGATAATCATCAAAGTCTTTCGTTCCCTGTACTGCTACTATCATCATTACTTCCATTCTTAAGGTTATCCAAAATGAATAACATTTTATCAATATCTTTTTTTGACATATTCGTTGTGTCTATTGGCTCTGTAGTGTCTATATTGACATTACCGCCAACTGCTTCAGCACAATAAAATATATTATTACTAACCCAATATGCCTTATCTTCTATAAAAATAACCTTTACAGTATTTCTCTCAACATGCATTAGCGATTGAGATTGTTGCCTTGGTTTTTCATATAAAGTTTTTGGAAGAAAATCTTTTATCATTAAATGAATACTGCTTTGATTATAAGCAATACCTTTAAACGTTTTAAACTTTCTTCCTTTATAAAGTATATAAGAAATAAAGCACAATGTCAAGCCCAATATAGGAAAAACTTGTGCTAAATTCATTTATTATTCTTACTTTTTATTTTTTACAGTTGGCTGAGGTTCAGAAACAGGAACTCTATTCATAATGAGTTGTCCTTTTAAAACTTCATACTCAAGATCTGAAACTTTTGTTTTATAAAAAACAACAAGTTGATTTAACTCATCAAGAGTTAGTTCATTCATAGCTTACCCCTTTAAATTAGTATTATTTATAAAATGGACTTAGATCAAGAACTGATCCGCCCCACATTGTCTTCTTGACGCTATTTTTCCAGTCTTCAGGAAGCGCATCAAGCATACCCATTGCTCTTGCTCTTTCAATTATGTGCTTTTTTGCAGCAGCATAATCTTTGGCACGACCAACAGATTGAATTGCATTATGAAGATCTGCTTCGTTTGCAATAGGGAAAGAACCATCTGGCATTGCTGTTCCAGAATTTGCCATGCGCTCACGAGTTTTTGCTGGATAATCTTTCTTTCCAATAGCATTGTCATAAGCATCTACTGTGTCTGGTTTAGTTGCCTCAAATTCTGCATTTTGTCCATCACCAATAATATTAGGTGAGCATGCAGGACAATCTGGGCAATCACAGTTCATTGCTTTACATGTTTCGCATCCACAATCTTTGTATCCTTCAGATGTTACTTCTTGTTCTTGAGGTGTTCCACCAGGAATTTCCCCAACCATTTGCTTTACTACTGCTGCTAATTCTTTAATCTGATCTGCTGCTGACATTGACATACCTTCTTCTCCTCCTGAAGCAACTTCTCCACCTGTATTCATTCCAGAATGTGAGTCACCAATACCACTTCTTCGTCTACCATAACGGATAACGTCATCTTTGCTAGCATCTGGCACATTGGCGTATAAAGCCCTCACCTGTGATGCTGCTTTACCCTTTGTAGGGTGTGTGCCAACTGTCTTGCCCTTGTCATCAACAACGGCATACTGTGAGCCTGAACGTTCAATATGGTATGGCATGGTTTTCTCCTGAATCTATAATATGATTATATCAGATTACTTGAACAAAAGTCTCTTAATTTCTATGAGGGAAATTTGTTCTTCCCTTGAAATTTTTTCAATTTCAACATCGTCAAAAGCCTTGTCTGTAAGCATAACATTAGGATCCTCTTCTAATAAGTCTACATTTAAAAACCCTTTTTCCCATAAACCCATAATGTCACGATTAATCTCATTAAGGTGTTCTTTATAGAGTTCTGGCATTATTTTCTGTATTGACTGATTGAACTTATATAAAGGCTGACCTGTTTTTTGATCAATACCCGCAATTTCAATAGCACCACTTATGATTAATGCCTCAATAGTTTCGTCAATTGGATCCATTAATAAAGGCCTCAAGTTGCTCTCTAGTCTTTGCTCCATTGATACGACGGATTTCTTTTCCTTCTTCAATAAGAATAAAGGTTGGAATTGATTTAATGTCAAACTTTCTACATAAATCAGCGTTGTTATCAGCATCAATAAACTGAAACTTAATAACATTATCTCTATCTAATTCTTCTGCTATAGGACGAACACGTTTGCATGGGTTGCACCATTCTGCTGTAAAATAAAGAATATGTCTCATTAATTATCGCTTGTGTCTGGTGCTTTCGCATCTGCTGCTGTTACATACTTCTTGTAGGCTGTAGGCCAGTCTAGGATAGCCTTTTGAGCATCCGCCAACTTAAGTGTACCTGCACATACTAAACGCTTTAGAGCAGTCTCTACAACGTCCTTCTTACGTGCACCATTGTCAGCATAAGGCTGAGGCCATAGGTTCTTTTCACTTGATGGATCTCCACCAAGTTGAAGAGAGATTAAATGGTCTTCTTCATATGCACCTGGAGTTGGTCCCCAAATAGCAACATAAGACTTATAGGTTGTCTTAAGTTGTGTATCTTTAAGCTTGTTTGTATATGTAACTGTTGGACGAATTGTTGCTGTCCATCCTGATTTGCAAACTGTTGTAGCAATATTTGCTTGTGTAACAGTTTTATTAAGCATTCCTGGTGTTGATGTTTTATCTTGAACTACCCAATCAGGTTTTACTGTAGTTGCTGCAAAAGAAACTCCAGACATTCCAATCATAAATCCTGCTGTAACAATAGAGATAATTTTTTTGTTCATTACTTTGCTCCCTTTGCTCTTTGGCCTCTATAGCCAGTTTTTTTAATATTCATTGATCCAGGCTTTTTTTGACCGTTTGTATATGTTGCAGCCTGTCTTTGAGCCAATGCTCTTTCTATTTTGTCTAAATGTTTTCCCATTTATTTTTCCAATCTATTGTTTTTTATTATAAAACTTCTACTAACACTTGCATCTGACACACAGCAACATATTTATATTTTACATTATTTTTATAGCAATATTCTTGCCATGCTTTAAATTCACAATCTTCCCAACCGTAAAATCCAAAATATTCATCAAATAAAATAAAAGTTCCAGAGACTATACGATCTGATCCAATATTATTAAGAACAGTTGAAGTAGATTCATAAGTATCACAGTCTATATTTATTAATGAAAATATACCTTTGTTATCGTTTAACCATTTTGGCAAACTTTCAGAAAAAGATCCTTTAACTAAAAAAACATTTTCCTCAACAACAGGAAGAATTCCATTTTGATTAAAACTGCCTTTAGGATGGTCTAAAACATAATCTTCTTCTAAACCTTTAAAAGAGTCAAAGCCAAAAATTTGTTTAGGATGAATCAATTTTGCCAAGAAGTTAACTGATTCTCCTTGAAAAACTCCAAACTCTGCAATATATCCATTTAATTTTATTTTAGAGGCTGCACAATTCCACATGTTTGGTTTATGACTACCACTAAAAATAATTGCCCCCCGCATGTTTTTTTCTACATAGTCTGCAGATTTTTCAACTGCTCTATTAAACAAAACAAGAGGTACACGCTTATACAAAACATTATGTAATTTTGAATTCAGTAATTGAAACTCTTCAATTAAAGATAATGACTGGTCCTTGTTGTTATCCATATTCATTATCTTTCTAGTTTTGCTCTCTCATCAATAACTTCAACCATAAACTTCATGATTTTTTCATATCCCACTGCATCATCAACTACTTTATTGTAGTGATGAGAGCAAAAAAGTAATTCTCCAACCTCACCAATAACCTTAACATAAGCCTGTGCAGAACATCTGTCACAACGATCTGTTGCATCTAAAAGCCATATTTGCTCTTCTTGTTCAATCATTGTATTCATATTGTACTACCGCTTTCTATTATCTGTGGAATAAAATCCACTACCTTGAAACAAAACACCTGGAGATTGCCACTGTCTTTGCATATTTTCATTACAGCACACAGGCTCAGTACTATCGCCAAAATCTCTTTTGTATTCAATAGTAGATGAACACTGTGTGCATTTGTAGTCGTAAACTGGCATCAGTTAAGACTCTGCTACCACTTTGGACGAGCAACTGCCATAATTAAACCATAGTTACGTGACTTTTTGAAGGCACCGTCTCCGTTGGCCTGTGATCCTTTAACATCGCCAGACGTGTTTCCCTCAAAAGTTGTTAATACATGCTTAGCAGAATCATTTGCATAAACAATTCCTACATGTTCTGCTGTTGTTGCATCTGCATCAAAGTTAAAGAAAACAATATCGCCTGGTTCTGCTTGTGCAATTGGGACAATCTGTCCGTTCTTTGCAAACCACTTTAAGCCAGCATTACAAGATGCAAATCCTTTTGGACCCTGCGCTGCAACCAATTTAACTAATCCAGCCTGATCAAAACAATAAGAAACAAACATTGCACACCACGGTTGATGGTTTAATCCAAACCACTTACCCATAACTGTGTCATTATTTTCGCCTTCTTTATATCCTGAATCAACAATTTTCTTTGCTGCTGCTAATACTTTTACCGCATTTGGATTTCTTGTATCTGCCATTTTACTTCTCCTAATAGTTTGTTATCTAAGTATATCAAAGAATGAGCCTTTTTGCAACTTGCTCAGGTTGTCCCAGGTAGCGTCCTGAAATTTATTTGATTTTAATTTGTTTTGGCTTTTTTTCTTCTGGCATGTTTCTTACAACATTAATGTGTAACATTCCATCAGAAAGAGTTGCATTTGAAACTTCCATATATTCCCCAAGAGCAAATGATCTTGTGAACTTACGAGCAGCAATACCATTGTGAATTACTTCTGCGTCTGTTACTTGGATAATCTCACCCTTAATAATAAGAGCGCCACCATCTACTACAATATCAATGTCTTCTTTTGTAAATCCAGCAAGAGCAATTGAGATTCTGTATGTGTCTTCGTCTAGTTTAAGAAGATCATATGGAGGATATGATTGTGAATTAATTTTATGTGCATTATTTAGGCGACCCAACTCTCTGTTGAATCCAATAAAAAATGGATCATTAAATAGATCCATTGCAAAGTTTGTTGACATGTTTACCATTTTTATTCCCCTTTCAAGCGAATAAGTTAGTGCACCCCCATTTGGCAGGTGCACTAACTATTATACCACTACAGGAACCAGTCTCCAAGTAATTTAACTAAGCGATCAATCTTTGTTTGCATAATTCTGTACTGAGCATTTGAATTTACAATTTTAACCACTTCTTCTTCTGTCTTTTTGCCTTCAAGAACTAATTTTTCTGAAACAACAATAGTAGTTACATCAGTTACGGTTGTTTGTGTTGCACTAACAACAGCGACCTGTACATCAGTATGGATTACTTGCTCAGGACCAACTGATGATAGAGGGGTGCTTGTATCTGGAGACGATGCTACTGTTCGTGTTTCTAAGACATAGCCCATGGAAGTGGTTGTATTTCCATTTGAGGTAGATTCAATTTCTGGAACAACCATCTTTTCAACAATAACATTATCTTTTTTAACCGTAAAAACATTATCGTTAGATAAAGTTACTATCTGATTTTGATCAGGGTGTGACATTTCTCCTTTAGTGCCACTAGTATCATTTGTAACTGTATTAGCAGCAACTTGTGCAACTAATCTATTACCATTCAATGTTCCGCCAAATTGTCCATTAGGTCCACATACGGATGGCTGGCAAACAATGACATTAGTTACATTGCCTAAAGAGTCAACCTGTGCATAAGTCATGCATGGATCTGCTGCTGTACAGTCTCCAGCATTTGCTGAAACTGGAATTGCAATAAAAACTAGTGATGATGCGATTACACCAAATACCAGACCAATAATATTATTTTTTAACTTCATTTTTTCTCCTTATATCATTAGACGGACTACATGGCAACATGGGTCACCACCGTCATCCCATTCTTTAATTTCATCTTCACCCATAAATTCGTATCCACCATCATGGGTATTACAGTAAGGATCTGAAATCCATCCCCGCTCAATACCATTTGTTAGCCAGATACCAAACTCTGCGTCTTCTGTACTATCTTCTTTGTGCATATTACAAGTATACCTTTAAACGCTTACTACGTCAACTGGACCCATACATGATGGGCTAAATTTAATTCCTGCATTTACTGCTCCTACTACACGCTTTCTTGCATCCCTCGTTTTTTCCGTGGCATTCATATAGCCATAAGCATACTCTGCCCCTGATCCCATAGCAAGATAAGGAAGTGTATACTTAGACAAAGACATATCTGCAGAACTATGCTCATAAATGTTTCCACGCACAGCAATAATCAAGCCAAGGTCACCTTCTTTAGAAGTATCCACCCAGAAATCATTATAGAATGCACGAAGTTGTTTAATAAACTTGGTTTGCATAAACTTATCTGTGTCTTTAATATCAGGGACATACGGATTAAAGTTATAGCGAATTCGCTCACCATCCATAGAACCTGCATACCCAATTAGGTAGGGGCCTAGTTTCCAAACCTTTGGACTAGACAGGGCTAGAATGGTGCCATCATCTGATGCACCACGATCTCCTGCCATGAAGATCTTATTATTTATTTCATCACGAAGCACTGCAATACAAGTCATTTTTTATGTACCCTCCACTATATATTCTACCCTATAAAAAAATATTGTCAATAACTTAAACTAAGTTATTTTTAATTTCTGCTAAAATTAATTTATCAGTTTTTGTTTTTGTAAATTTTTCATATCTATCTTTTAATGGCAAAAATGAACCAAAATAATTTGGTGCTGAAGTACAGGCTTCCATATATTTTACCAAAGCCTCATTAAACTTAAATCTTTTTAGTATTATTTTTCTATCTGTCATAGCCTCAATATAAAACAATGGATCATCCTCTTGTATTATAACTTCTCCCTTTGTATCCCATATTTGAATTTCGCAAGTAACTGGCCTAAACCATTTAGATGGATCATATTTTCCAGGAACTATAAATCCATGTTCGGAAAGGTTTGTTTTGTGAAACATTGTGCTATTGATTAATAAATCAATTGACTCTTCAGCAAAAAAAATCCAATTCATTCTTAGCATTACGTTTGATCCATTAACTAATGCAGAAGGCTTAAAATATCTTGCTTCAACTCCTTCACTGGATTCAACTATAGGATTATATTTATCAGTAAAATCATAAGAAAATTTTGTTTTTAAATTGTTTTTAAAAACAAAAGAATTTTTAAGTCTGCTAGTGACTGCTGGGCAACTAAAAAAAGAATCTCTTGTTGAAATTTTTTCTTTATTTTTTAAAATGTTATTAAATAAGTTTTCTGGTTCTTGATATAGCATATTCCAATTAGGACCATCTGTTGGATGAAAAGCAGGTGACCAATATATGACTAATGGATCTTTTTCTTTAATGTGAAACCCCTTCCCAATTAGGTATACTTAAGTATACCATTGCGCATAAAAGGTGTCAAGCAAAGTTTAAAATATTATTAATTAGCTTTTTTGTCTACTGATTTAAATGCATCATTTATTTCTGACAATGAAAGTTTTCCATCGTCCAAAAAAGCTCTAGCCAGCCTTTCAACAACTGTTGCTACACCTAATAGTCCTGCTAAACATACAGCCTGTATAGTGTCAATTCCTACTACTGCTCCTGCTCCTAAGACTGATAGTCCTGATGCTGCGAATACCGCCAAAATTCTCATTAAGATGTTGGTCAGTGCTTTTTGTGGGTGTTCATTTTTAATTGGCTGTACTACTTTTTTAGTTGCCATTATTATTCATCCTTCCAATCTTTATTTCTAATAGGATATGTAATTGCCCAAGCACACATAGTTGCAACTATTGCTACTCCAACAATTTTTTTTGCTGATCCATCTAGCACTACATATGCAATATACATTCCTAGTAATGTCCATAGCTGATCAATCATATCTTGTATTACTTTTTTTACTATTCTCATGGTTTTCTTCTCCTTATTTTTGGGTCTCCACCGCTTGGTCCTCCACCGCTTGAACCACTACCAGGCGATGGTGTTGTTCCTCCTGCGGTTCTTGCTGCAGATGCTGCTGCGTTGGTCGCTGCCCCTGCTGCTGCTCCTGCTACTGTTACAGCATTCAATGCTGCTCCTGTTGCTACTACTGTAGCCACAACCATTTTTGTTGATTCTTCTCTTTCGCCTGGAGTCATATCTGCCCCAATACTTCCTAAAGCACTTAAGGCTGCAATTGGATTTGATAATAATTCTTGTGCAAATGCTGCTGGATTAGTAACTATTTCAATCTGTCCACCAACTGCTGCTGTAATTACAACGGCATCTCCACTTTCAGATGTTCTAACCTCAACTGGAGTCTCTGGTGGTAAATCTGCTAATTTAATTCCAGCATCCGCTACTTGTTCTTTAGTAAGATTTTCTCCAGGAGCAACTGATTGAATCAAAGCATCAGCAACAATTTCTTTTTCTGCTTGAGACAATTTACCATCTGAACTTGCTAATGCAACAATTGCTGCAACATCTTCTTTTGAAACATTACCATCTGACGCAAGTACTTCTAGCACAGTCTTTTGGTCCGCTACTGAAACTTTTCCATCTGCTGCTAATGCATTAATTAATTGATTAGTTTCTTTTTCATCAACCTTACCATCTGCTGCCATAACCTCTGCAATATTTGCTACCTCTTTTGAATCCAGTTTACCATCTGCCAAAGCATTTGTTACGGTATTGTTTACTGCTTCTGGTGTGCCTTGATCTAATGCTGCTTGTTCTGCATCCGCTTGGGCTTGTGCATCTGCTTCTGCTTGGGCCTGTGCTTCTGCCTGAGCAGCCTCTGCATCCGCTTGGGCTTGTGAATCTTGTTGAGCTTGTGCTTCAGCAGCATCTTGTGCTGCTTGTGCATCTGCTTGCGCCTGTGCATCTAACGCTGCTTGTGCTTCTACTGCAGCCTGTGCATTAGAAGCATCTATTGCTGCTTGAGCGTCTGCTTGTGCCTGAGCCTCTGCTGCAGCCTGGGCTGCTTGGGCTTCTGCTGCTGCCTGTGATGCAGCCTCCGCTGCTGCTTGAGCTGCTATGGCTGCCTCCTGTGCTGCTTGTGCTGCTGCTGCGTTTGCAGCATCTTGCACTGATGTATCTGGTGCAGGTTCAGGTGCTGGAGCGGGTGGTGGAGGTGGTGCGGGAATTGCACTAATTACTGTTTGTGCTTCTGCAATTATTGTAGGTGCAGTAGTTACTTTTTCTACTGCTGTAGAAACAATTGAAAGATCTGCTATTTTTGCATTTAATGTTGTGTTTGCTGTTGCTAATGCAGTCACAGTATTTTGTGAAACTCTTGCAATAGGAGCAATTACTGTATTTGTATTTGCTGTATTTGTTGCAACAACTGTTGTAATTGCTGAGTTTAATGTAGCAATTTGTGCATTAGCTGTATCAATTGCTGATTGTATTGCTGTTGTTGAAGGATCTGGTGTAGGTGTAAATGATGCACCTTGACTAATAGTTCCGTTAAAACCAGGACCAGGATTTGTATCAACAATAGGAATAATTGTTCCGTTGGTAGTAGGGCGAATATTAAAACGAGCACCGTTAGGAATAGGCCCAGTAACGCTTACATCTGCTGCCCAAGCTCCATCTGATGGATTTACATCTGCATTAAATCTAATTTGAGTCATTTGTGTGTCTGCAGTAAAT